AATAGTGTTGACTAAACACATTTAAATCGTTATAATAACATTAAGGAATAGAAATATGGGTAAAAAACGTATTGAAATTTTTAATCCAAATGAACCAGAAGACGATTGGAATTTATCTGATGAATATCCAACATGGAGTGAATCAGCATATGAAGATGAATTTGGAATAAAACCAAATAGATTAAAAAAATCTAAAGGAGGGTTAATGCAAAAACCCATTAACATGGCTACAGGTGGATTAATGTCTCTACCACCTTATATCAAAGCTTTAGATAAAGAAGATGAAGGTATTACACCTTATGATGTAAATACTCCTGAATCTGCTAGAGCAGGTTTACCTCAAAGAAGTTTATCTAAATCTAGAACTAGATATTCAAAAGGTGAAGATGTTAAGAAATCTAAACCTATGCCTATTATACCTTTAGACCCTGATGAGATTCCTATTTTAGAAGAACATGATATTGAATCTGGTGATATAGCTAAATTAAATAAGACAGAAGAAAGAGTATATAAGACTTTAAAAAAAGGAAAAGAATTAGATTTAAATACTAAAAAACAAAACGAAACATTAAAAAAATTAGAACAAAAGAAAAATAAAAAAGCACTTGGTGGTTACATGGATAACTTTCAAATTGCTGAAGAAGAACCTTTATCTAGACAAAAATATTCAATAGGTGGAAGAACAGCTCTTGAAGAAAAATATGATAGACGAAGAGACTATAGAGCTTTTCAAGAAGGTGATTTAGTAGAAGAAGAAATTGTTGAAGAACCTTTAATGGCTCCAGTAGGAATGGAAGAACCTTTAATTGGAGATGAGATTGCTGCTGATGATTTAGCTATGGAAGAAGATGTAGCTATGGAAGATGCAGAAAGTGTTTTAGATACTTCCATGTTAAGTGAAGAAGAAGAAGTAGTCGTGGATGCTGCTATAGAAATGTATCCAGAATTAGAAGCCATTTTACCAAAAATGGTTGCAACAGAATTTACAGAAGATGAATTAGTAGAAGGACCTGGAACAGGAACTTCAGATTCAATCCCAGCATTATTGTCAGATGGCGAATTTGTATTTACAGCAAAAGCTGTTAAAAATATCGGCATTGATAAATTAAGAAAAATGATGGCACAAGCTGAAGAAGCTTATGATGCTGGTATGGTTAATCAAGAAGAAACTGCAGAACTTGCAGTAGATGAAACCATAGTATAACAGAATTTTTAGAGGGGTACTCTAAGAATAGACAAGCTACCTTCTAGCAATAGAAGCCCTTGTAGCTTCGTTTAAAACATAAACCCAAATTTTAGCTACCTTCAAAAGTTAAAAGAAGCCCTATAAAGGAGGACATATGAAACAAGACGAAGGAACAACTAATGAAGTCGAGGCGAATCCATACAATCGCAAAAAGTATTGGCACACAGAAGATGTGATGCCGAAATCAGTACCAGATGCAGATAGTGGACCAGCTCAACCAGACCCTGAGAAGAAGACAGGATTTAGCTACGCAAGTAGTACTACAACAAATAGTGCGAACCCAAATGTTTTATCCACTTCTGAAACAGCCACTTCGGATAAGGTCTTACAGGAATCAGCATTAAATGTTGAAGCCAAACCTTATACTAAAGTCGACTATAAAAAAAGATATGATGACCTAAAGCGTTATTATGACAGGAAACTTGGTGATTGGAATACAAAAGAAGGAGACCTTAAAGCACAGCTTCAAGCAAACCGACCTAAGTATACACCACCTAAAAGTGCTGAAGAACTTAGTGCTTTTAAAAAAGATTATCCTGACATTTATGGCGTAGTGGAAACTGTATCTCACTTGCAGTCTCAAACTGAGATGAAAGGTTTGCAAGAGGAAGTTAGCTCTTTGAAAAAAGCTAATACAGCTTTAAGTCAAAGAGAAGCTCAATTAGAGTTATCGAAACTTCATCCAGACTTTAATCAAATTAAAGAATCAGATGATTTTCATAGCTGGGCAGACTCACAACCCATGGAAATTAAATCATGGATTTATGAGAATAACTCCAATGGTAGACTTGCTGCAAGAGCAGTTGACTTATATAAGAAAGACCGAGGACTTGGATTAGATAAAAAAGCCACAGAAGGTAATAAGGTTAGTCAAGGTGCTGACTTGTTAGTTAAAACTAACGAACAAATTCAACCACCAACGAATAATCAAGTTATCTTTAAAAGTTCTGATTTCGAAAAGATGTCAGATGCTGAGTTTGAAAGAAATGAGAAAGAAATTCTGATAGCTCAGAGAGAAGGTAGAATTATTAATAAATAATAATAATACTTTCATTTTATCAACCAAACAAAAAGGAGTCATAATATGGCAAATTTTGCAGGTGGTTCAACTACTAACTTTGGTGGTCAAACACCAACTGGAACTCAGGAAAACGCCTTTTGGGTACCTCAAATATACTCAAAGAAAGTTCAAATAGCACTTCGTAAAGCATCTGTTGCAGAAGCAATCTGTAACACAGACTATATGGGTGAAATTAAAAACTTTGGGGACACAGTTAATATAGTAAAAGAACCACAAATAACTGTAAGTGATTATACTAGAGGTCTAGCGACTTCTGCTACAGCAATTACAGACGAAGAGCTTGTTCTAACAGTAGACCAAGCTAAATACTTTCAATTCGCACTAGATGATATTGAAAAGAGATTTTCACATATCAACTTCCAATCGGTTGCATCAGATAATGCAGCATACAAGCTAAGAGATGCTTTAGACAGTAATGTCTTTACATATCTAGGTCTTGACGCTTCATCTATCGGTGCTACTAGACAAGGAAGTACATCAACACCTGACACAATAGGTTTTGGAACTGGTGAAGTTGACCCTTTAAATGAGATGAGTCAAGCTGCTTTTTTTCTCGACAGACAAAATTGCCCTGAAGAGGGTCGTTGGTTTGTTGGAGCACCTGAGTGGTACGAATCTTTAGCTAACACAGCTTCTAAACTATTATCAGTTGATTACAACGCTGGTAAAGGTAGTCTTAGAAATGGATTAGTTGCAAGTGGTCTCGTTAGAGGTTTCCAAATGTATAAATCAAATAATCTAGCAACAAATGACCTAACAGGTGCTTCACCTGCTGGGACAGCAACTGCTCCTGTGGCGACATGGGGTCAAATGAGTGCAGTTTCGTGTGCATCTCAATTGAAGATTGTTGAAAGTTTAAGAAGTACTACTACTTTCGCTGACATAGTAAGAGGATTACTTGTCTTCGGAAGAAAAGTTCTTAGAACTGATTGCGTTGGAAGAACAATTTACGTTATAGCCTAATTTATTAGTCTTTACGTTATTGTTAGTATTAAACCTAACACCTAGATAGGGGGTTGAAATATACCCCCTGTCTTTTAAAATCAACCAAAGGATTTATATGGAACATATTAATAAAGCATGGGCTTGGGTTAAAGCCAATAAAAAAATTTCTATTATTGCAGTCGTAGTAGTAGTAGTTATATACAGTCTTGTTAATTAATTTATAGAGGAATTTAAATGAATAAAGCTGTAAAAAAGCTTAAAAAACTCAAAGCCGATTTAGATAAACTTGAAGAAAAAGAAGAAGTGGTTTTAGAAAAAATTGATGAAGCAATTGAGGAATTAGAAAATTGCGACCACTCTGATTGTTCACCTGTTCATTCATTAAAAATTAACGATTAAAAATGGCAAAAACATATTTAGCACTTACTAATGAATTATTAGTAGAACTTAATGAACCAGAACTTACAGCAGTTGCTGATGGAGTAGGAGTACAAAAACAAGTTTCTAATTGTGTAAATAGAGCTTACTCTGATATAGTAGATGCTGTAGATGATTGGTCTTGGTTAAGTGCTGGTAATCCTGATGACCCTTATTATGGTAATACTACTGTTCAAACAGTTATTGGACAAAGATGGTATTTAGCAAAAGCTTTATCTCCAGATGTAGATGGAGATTTTGATTCAGTAAATTGGGATATGTTTACTCTTGTAGATACTGCCTCACCTTATACAATTAATAAATTAGCTTTTACAACTTTAACAGTTTGGAGAACTAATTATGCAAAATCAGAAGAAGCTTCTGCTAGAACTTCTGAATATGCAGTACCATTAAGAGTTATAAGAAGTTCTGATGGTAGAAGATTTGGATTATCTCCAATACCTGATAAAGTTTATAATATACATTTCTTTGCATATAATAGACCAACTGCTTTATCTGCAGATACAGATACAGTTGCCTTTCCAGAACAATACAAAACAGTTTTATTAGCAAGAGCTAGATATTATATTTATCAATTTAAAGATAATATAGCTCAAGCACAATTAGCATTAGACGAATACAAAAAAGGTTTACAATCTATGGCTGATAATTTAAATTCACCACAACCACAATATATGTCGGATGTAAGATTTACTTATTTGTTACCATAAGGATTAAAAATTTATGCCAACTCAAGGAGCTTCCATTACAGTTGCAGGAGGTTTAGATTTAGTTTCAAGTGCTCACGCATTATTTAGAACCCCTGGAGCAGCAACTATTTTACAAAACTTTGAATCAGCTACTACTGGTGGCTATCGAAGAATAAATGGATTTGCGAAATGGGGTGGAGCAAGTGCAACAGTTCCAACTGGTCTTGCAACAGATGATATAACAGGATTAGTTCCATATGCTGATGGAGTTATTGCTTGTCAAGCTAATAATATTTATTGGAGTCTAGATGGTATAAGTTGGACTCAAATAAATAAAGATACTTATAAAGCTCTTACAGGTACAGTTGCAGTAACTGCAAGTTCAGCAGCAGTTGTTGGAACTGGAACATCTTTTACAACTGAATTAGCTGTAGATGATAGAGTAAAAATTAATAGTATTAAATATAGAGTTTTATCTATTACAGATAATACAAATTTAACATTAGATATTGAGGTAGTATCTACTGCTAGTAGTCAATCTATTTATAGAAGTGGAATGATAGCTAGTGAATTATCAGGTGCTACAGCAATTGTAAGAACTAATCAAACTAATAATCAGTTTGCTAAATATGAATCAAAAGGTGCTTATGGAACCTTATATATTGTTGATGATGTTAATAAAGTAGCTGAATTTCAAATTACTAAATCAGGTGCTGTATATAGTTATTATTTTGAAGAATTAGATAGGTCAGCTCCAGTTAATCCTTCAAGAGCTACTATTTTTTCAGAACGATTAGTAGTAGCAGGACAATCTGTATCAACAAGTACTGTTGCTTATAGTGGTCGTTTAAAACCTTATGATTTTGAAGCTACTGGTTCAGGAACAATTGATGTTGGAGATATTATTGTAGGTATTAAAGTCTTCAGAAATACTCTTATTATTTTTTGTAAAAATAGTATATTTGAGTTGACAAGCCTTGATTCTGACCCTATACTTAAATCTATAACCAAAAATATAGGTTGTATAGATGGAAATACAATTCAGGAAATAGGTGGAGATTTAATTTTTCTAGCACCTGATGGTTTAAGAACAGTTGCTGGAACAGCTAGAATTGGTGATATTGAAATTGGTTCTATTAGTAGAAAAATTTTACCAAGAATAAATGAAATATTAGATAATATTGCTGACTATACTCTTTCTAGTATGGTTATTCGAGAAAGAAGTCAATACAGATTATTTTACTTTCAATCAGGTCAAGCTAATTCAAGTCAGAGTGGAATCATAGGAACATTTAAATTTGATGAACAAGGAATTCCTGCTTTTGAATGGAGTGAATCAAAAGGATTGGTAGTTAAAACTTGTACTTCAGATTTAAATACTTCTAATGAAGAAGTTAAATTTAGTGCAGATGAAACTGGTTTTGTTTACTCACATGATACTGGAAACAATTTTAATGGTTCCAATATTGATGCAAGATTTCAAACACCAGATATGGACTATGGTGATAATGGTTTAAGAAAAAGTCTTTACGCAGTTAAAGCAAATATTAATCCAGAAGGAACACAAGACGATTTAAAATTAAGAATTAGATATGATTTTGAATCTACAGATGTACCCCAACCTGGAGAATTTAGTGTTGGTACTTTAAATCGAGCATCTTTATATGGAACTGCTGCATATGGAAGTGGAACATATGGTGCAGTAGTTTTACCAAGTAAAAGAATGTTAGTAGTAGGAAGTGGATTTTCAAATAGTTTTAGATTTTTTAGTGATGATACAAATGCAGCTTATTCAGTTAATGGATTATTCGTATCATTTATAGCAGGAGGAAGAAGATAATATGGCAGGTTATACACGACAAACCACATTTACAACTGGTAATACAATTGAAGTTGCAGATTTTAATAATGAATATAATCAATTATTAGCAGCATTTGTAAATACAACTGGACATAAACATGATGGTACAGCAGCCGAAGGTCCTGTTATTTCTGTACTTGGAGATAGTGGAGTAGTTACTCCTTTAAATAAAATTTTAGTTGATACTGCTAGTAATCATTTAGAATTTTATGTAGATGTTTCTAGTGCTGCAGTTCAACAATTAAGAATTCAAGATGGAGCAATCGTTCCAATTTTAGATAATGATATAGATGTAGGTACAAATCTTTTAGAATTTAAAGATGCATTTTTTGATGGTACTGTAAATTTAGATACTTTAGTTATTGGTACTTCAACTGGTGTAACATCTGTTGATACAGATTTAACTTCTGCTTCATCAAGTGATGATACTTTAGCTTCTGCTAAAGCAATTAAAACTTATGTAGATTCAGTACCTGTCGGAGACCTTACTGCTATTGTAGCAGGAACTGGTTTAACTGGAACATCTTTATCAGGACCAATACCAACTTTAAATGTAATTGGTGGAACTGGTATAACTGCTAACGCAGACGATATAGCAATTGATGCTACAGTTACTACATTAACTGGTTCTCAAACTCTTACAAATAAAATTCTTACAAGTCCAGTTATTAACACACCAACAGGTGATGTTGTAACTATAACTGGAACACAAACTTTAACAAATAAAACTCTTACAACTCCAATTATTTCTAGTATTTCAAATACTGGAACAATAACTTTACCTACTTCAACAGATACATTAGTTGGTAAAGATACTACAGATACTCTTACAAATAAAACATTAACAAGTCCAGTTCTTAATACAACTATTAGTGGAACAGCTTTTAAAGATGAAGATACTATGTCTTCTAATTCTGCAACTGCTGTATCTTCACAACAATCTATTAAAACATATGTTGATACTCAAGTAGCAACTATACCAGTTGGAGATATTACTTCAGTTGTTGCAGGAAGTGGTTTAACAGGTGGAGGAACATCAGGTGATGTTACTTTAAATGTTATTGGTGGAACAGGTATTACTGCAAATGCAGATGATATTGCAATTGATAGTAGTGTTGTTACATTAACTGGAACTCAAGCTTTATCAGCTAAAACATTAACTAGCCCAGTTTTAAATGGAACACTTAGTGGTACAGCATTTTTAGATGACGATACTTTAGCAGATGATTCTGCTATAGCAGTTGCATCTCAACAATCTATTAAAGCTTATGTAGATTCTCAAGCTCACTCTGTTACTCCAAGTAGTACAACTACATTTACAAATAAATCAATTGATTCTGATGATAATACTATTACAAATATAGTTAATGCAGATATTAAAGCTGCAGCAGCTATTGATGCAACAAAGATTGCAGATGGTTCAGTAAGTGATACAGAATTTCAAAGATTAGATGGACTAACTTCAGATATTCAAACACAATTAGATTTAAAAGCAGCTTTAGCTTCTCCAGATTTAACTGGAAATCCTACAGCTCCTACACAATCAGCAAGTGATAACTCAACTAAACTTGCAACAACAGCTTATGTTGATGGTCAAGTTGCTACAGAAAATGAATTATCAGAATTAAATGATGTAACTATTGCAGGTATTGCAGATGCTAATTATTTAATGTATGATAATGCTGCAAGTGTTTGGAAAAATAAAGCGATAAGTGGTGCAATAACTTCTGATAATTTAGGAGTAACAACTTTATCTGCTTTAATAGATGCTACAAAAATAGCAGATGGAACTGTTACAAATGCAGAATTCCAGTATATTAACACTTTGAGTTCTAATGCACAGACTCAAATAGATACGAAAGCGACAGCAGGTTTTGCTGTGGCTATGGCAATTGCCTTATAGTCTAGTTGACAATATGGCAAAAAAATGGTATAATTAGGATAATAAATGGCTCAAAATTTTCAAAGAACATTAAAAAGAAATATCACTCTCTCTGGTTCTCCTACAGAACTAAGAGCAGCTACTACAACAAATGATGCAATTATAGGTGTTAGATGTACTAATACTTCTGGTGCATCTGTTGACGTTTCTGTCTATGTAAAAAATACTTCAACAAACTATTTTATTATTAAAGCAGCTCCCATCCCTACAGGTGGAAGTTTGGAATTAATTGATGGTGGTTCAAAAGTTGTATTACAAACTGGAGATTCAGTTGAAGCTTATGCTTCAGCAGCTACTTCAGTTGATATTATTTTAAGTGTTGTTGATTCAATTAGTACATAATATTAAGGATAATATAGATGGCATATGTTGGTGCAACTCCTGCACGAAAAGTCTTAACTTCAGATGATATTACAGATGGTGTAATAACTGCTGGTAAAATAGCTACAGATGCAGTTGAAACTGCTAAAGTTAAAGCTGATAATATTACAAATGTTAAAACAGAATTTACACCTGGATTAGAAATCAAAGGTGATGGAGCTTCTGCAGCAGGTAAGTTAACTTTAAATTGTGAACAAAATACTCATGCAGTACATATTGCAAGTCCTGCTCATTCTGCAGCAGCAACATATACTTTAACACTTCCTACAGGAGTTGGAACAGATGGACAAGTTTTAGCAACAGATGGAACAACTTCAAATCAATTAACTTGGGTAGATGCAGTAGAAGACAAACCTACTGTAACTGCAGTAAGTGCAATTATTCCTCCAAGTATAGCAACAAGTGTTACAATTACAGGAACAAATTTTGCAACGGATTCTACTCATGTACCAATTGTAGAAGCAGTAAGTGCAACAAATGCATATACAAGAGCTTCAGTAGTTTCTTGGGCAAGTGCAACCTCTATCTCGGCAACCTTCAATTTACCCCTTGGAGATTACCGAGTTAGAGTTGAGAATCCAGATGGTAATGCTGGAATGTCAACTAACGCAATTTTACAATCAAGCTCATCTCCTACATGGACAACTGCTTCAGGTTCTTTAGGAACTTTTGCAGCATTAGCAGCTATATCAGAAACAGTTGTAGCTACTTCAGATAGTGCAGTTACTTATGCAAAAACTTCAGGAACTTTTCCTGGTGGTGTTACATTAGCAACTGCAACAGGAATTATAAGTGGAACAGAAACTGGAAGTTCATCAACAACTACTTATACTTTTGATATAACTCCAACAGATGCAGAAGCTCAAGTTGGAGCAGCAAGAGAATTTACAATGACAATTTCTCATGGTGGAACTGGAGGAATGCAATTTAACTAGGATTTTATTATGGCAAGTACATATATACATAGAACCCCATCTTCAGGTGGAAGTGGCACTACTTTTACAATAAGTTTTTGGATGAAAAGAGGTAGACTTTCTTTTGGTAATCAAACACCATTTATATCTCATAAAGGTGGTAGTGATTATACTTGGTTAAGATTTAACAGTTCAGACCAAATGGAGTTTCTTGGTTATAAAGGTGGACCTGAAACTTTTGATTTAAAGACAACTAGACTTTTTAGGGATACTACAGCATGGATGCATATTTGTATCACTTTTGATTCAACAGAAAGTGTAGAAGCCGATAGACTAAAATTTTATGTTAATGGAGTTAAAGAAACAGATTTTGCTACCTCAAATTATCCTACAGAAGATAATACTATGATAATAAATGATACTACTGCTGCTAATGCAGTAGGAGTAGGAAATAGTGGTGCAACATATCTTTCAGCCAATAATTATTGGGATGGTTGTTTATCACATTTTCACTTTATCGATGGCACAGCTTATCAAGCTAGTACATTTGGTGAAACAGATGCGACTTCAGGAATATGGAAAATTAAAACAAGCCCAACAGTTACCTATGGAACTAATGGCTTTTTCTTAAAGATGGAGGACAGAACAAATTTAGATTTAGATAGTGGAACTAATGCTTTTACAATGACTACATCAGGAACTGGAACAGCGACTTACGATAATCCTTCAAACAATTTTTGCACAATGAATCCGTTAGATAATTATTTTCAAGGTGCAACTTTTTCAAAAGGTAATCTTTATACTGTTATGAGTACCAGTAATTATGCATGGACTAGTGGAACAATGCCTCTATTTGCTGGACTATGGTATTTTGAAACATATGTTGATGTATCAGTTCATACAGATGATTATTTATTAATAGGAGCTGCACCTTATACAGCAAATGCAGCAAACGCAGAATTAGGAACTAACTCTGCATTCCTTCAGGATTTAGGTTATTATGGATATGGTGGAGGTTATAGAAGAGGTGGGAGTGTTACTTCTTATGGAGATTCTTATGGAGACGGAAATTATATTGGAACCTATATAGATTTGAATGCAGAAAAAATCTATTGGTCTAAAGATGGTGTTATACAAAATTCAGGTACAGGAGTTGCTCTTACTGCAATAGCAGACACACCTTTTGGATATTGGCTTCCAGCCATGTCTCAATATGGAAGTGGTGCTACTTATTCAATTAATTTTGGAAATGGTTATTTTGGAACAACTTTGATTGGTTCTCCATCAGCAGATGAAGGTGGAATAGGAGCATTTAAGTATGACCCAAGTGCAGGAGGTGCGTCATCATTTGATGGTGCAGCTAAAAATTTTAGAGCAATTTGTACAAAAAATATTAAACTATATGGAGCACCATAATGGCAGCATTTATTTCATATCAACCAAGCGATAATTTTACGACTGTTAAATATACTGGTGATGGTACTTCACCAAGAAGTATAACAACAGGATTTCAATCTGATTTGCTTTGGACTAAAAATACTACTAGTAATCCCAATTTAGTATGGAATAGTGTTACTGGAAGTGGAGCAGACACAGAACTTAATCCTGATTCTAGTGTAGCTATGGGAGCAAAGGATGCTAATTTATATGGTTATCTAAGTGCTTTCGCTTCAACAACTTATGCAGTAACGACAGGTGCTACCAATGATAATTATGTTAATGATGCTGCTTATGATTATTATGGATGGGGATGGAAAGCTGGGACAACATCAGGAATAGCAACAAATGGAAGTACAACTATTACACCATCAGCTTATTCATTTAATCAAACTACTGGAATATCTATTATTAAGTATACAGGAAACGTAACAGCAGGTGCAAAATTAGCTCATGGATTAGGAGCTATTCCTCATACTATATTTGTTAAATGTTTAGATAGTACAAATTCATGGTTTGTTTATCATAGAAGTAATTTTAATGGATGGGGTTCTACTAATCCACAGAATTATCATCTAGTTTTAAATAGTGATAGTGCAAAAGTAGATAGTACAAGTGGTTGGAATGATACTAAACCTGATAGTGTTAATATTACACTAGGTACTGGAGGAGAAGTTAATAGTTCAGGAGTTGATTATATAGCCTATTGTTTTACAAGTAAACCTGGATTTTCTCATTTCGGTGCTTACAGAGGTCATGCTTTAAATGCAGATGGTGCGTTTTGCCCTACAGGTTTTAGACCTAATTATTTGATAATTAAAAATAATGAAGGTGGAGACATATGGATATCTCAAAATATTGAAGGTAATACTTATAATCCATGTACCACATATTTTCAACCTTCAGGAACTTCTGGTGGAGTAACTGCTGCTACTTACGCAATAGATTTTTGCAGTAATGGATTTAAAATAAGAAGTACTATTAATGGTCTTAATTATACAAATCAAACTTTTAATTATTGGGCATGGGCTGAGTTCCCTATGGTTTCGTCAAATGATATCCCAGGAGTAGCTAGATAATATGGCACAAACAAAAGTAACAACTCCAGGTATAACAGATAGTTCAATTTCTAATGCTAAATTAGGAACTGATATATCTGCTGATAAATTAGCAGCAGGAACTTTACCTGATGCTAGATTTCCAGCAACATTACCTGCAATATCAGGAGTTAATTTAACAAACGTAGGAGAAACAAAACCTACTATTACATCTATTGCTCCAAGTGCTATTGAAAATACTTCAACAGCAGTAGTTATTACAGGTGAAAATTTTGTAAGTGTTCCTTATGTGGATGCAATTAATTCTTCAGGAGCAATTGTTGTAGCAGATAGTGTTACATATACTTCAGGAACATCTATTACTGCAACATTTACTTTAGCAGTAGATGGAACATATTTTTTAAGAGTTGAGAATCCTGATGGTAATGCAGTAAGAAGTACTACAGCAATACTTACAGTTTCTGATGCACCTGTATGGGTTACAGCAGCAGGAAGTTTAGGAACTTTTGCTGGAGCTTCAGCTATTGCTACACAAACTTTAACTTGTACAGATGCAACCTCATTCGCTATAACAACTGGAGCAATTGCAACAGGCTTAACATTTACAACTGGAGTTGGAAGTTGTACTATTACAGGTACACAGACTCAACATAGTTCAGCAGCAACCGATTCGTTTACAGTTACTGCAACAGACGCAGAAGCACAAACAGCCGATAGAGCATTTACAATGACTTGGTCATTTGGAGCTTCAGGTGGAGGACAATTTAATTAGGAAATAATTATGGCAGATACATATATTTATAGAGACGCAACTTCAGCAGTAGCAGTTCAAAAAGCAACAATATCTTTTTGGGTTAAAAAATGTGGACAAGGTACTTCGCAATATTGTTTCTTTGGTGGTAAGACTGGTGATTATTCCTCTTATAGTTTTTATATGAAATTTCATACTGATGACACCATAAAAATAGTAGGAGCATCACCTGGTACTACTATAGATTATAAAACAACTAGAGTCTTTAGAGACCCAACTGCCTGGATGCATATTGTAATTAAATTAGATATGACTGAAACAGGAACAGATAGATGTATAATGTATATTAATGGAGTTGAGGAAACAAACTATTCTACACAAACTGCTATGACAGGTACCGAATGGTATACAGGTAAAACTGGTTATAGACAATTTATTGGATATGCTCCATCAGAAGATACTTATTCAAGTGTTTTGCTATCTCATTATCTATATGTAGATGGTTTAGCATTAGCACCAACAGACTTTGGTGAAACAGATGCAACAAGTGGAATTTGGAAATATAAACAACCTGTTGTTTCTTCATATGGAACCAATGGATTTTATTTAAAAATGGAAGATAGTTCGAATATGGATTTAGACAGTTCTGGTAATGCACTTACAATGACTACATCAGGAACTTTAACAGCGACAAAAGATAATCCTGCTAATAATTTTTGTACTTGGAATCCTTTGGATAATTATTGGCAAGGATGTACTTTTAGTAATGGTGCTAATACTTTTGTCCTTCCAACAAGTGCAAGTCAATCTACCTATCTCACAGGAACTCAGGGAATGATTGGAGGAAAATATTATATGGAAATTGAACATACCTCTTGGACTAATCCAGATGGTAATAATTATGGGTATATAGGAATTGCAACTCATTCAACTACTTCGACTACTCTACAACCTGGAACTGACGCAGATTCATGGTGTCTTTATGAATATGATGGTGGAAAAAGAAATAATGGTACAGCAACTACTTATGCTGCAGCTCCTGTAGCAGGGGATATTATAGGCATGGCTGTGGATTTAGTTAATAATAAATTATATTTTAGTAATAATGGTGCCTGGGCAGATGGTTCAGGTTCATGGGATAGTTCAACTTTTGATGCAGCAGTAGGTGCGATTACAATATCAGCTCCTTCTGCAACAACTGGAGGAACATATATTCCTTGTGCCTCTTATAATGATAATGTTTACACATCTACTTATAAGCTTAATGCTGGGGGTGGTTATCTAGGAACAACAACTGTAGGAACATCAAATCAAGGTGCTGGAGATATAGGATATTTTAAATACCCAGTTCCGACAGGTTATTATGCTCTCTGTACAAAAAATATTAAATCTCAAGGAGGTGCTTAATCATGGCAGAATATATTTCTTTTCAACCAACAGACTTTTTTACTCCTTTACTTTATACTGGGAATGGTACTACTCAAGCTATTACTGGTGTTGGATTTACACCTAACTTAACGAATATAAAAAGTAGAGTTGCTTGGCAATGGGTTAATTGGGATACAATGAATGGAGCTGGAGATAATACAGAGCTTTCTTGGAATGCAACTAATCCTATAGGTGGACCTGATGCATACAGTTATGGACAAATATCTGTTTTTGGAGCAGATGGATTTACTGTTGCTAAAGGAGGAAGTGGTGGAACACCACAATTTACCAATACTTCAGGTACCAATTATGTAAGTTATAACTGGAAGGCAGCAACATCAACTGGAGTATCAGGTGGAACTATAACACCTAGTTCATATTTAATTGATACTACAGCAGGTTTTGGAATGTATAAATATCCTGGAAATCAAGTAGCAGGAGCTACTATAGCTCATGGACTTGGAAAAGTTCCAAAATTCATATTGGTTAAAAGAACTGATAGTGCAACATCTTGGGCTGTTCAACACGTAGGTGCAGGAGCTACTTACTATGGTACTCTCAATTCTACTGGACAATTCAATACAGCCACAAGTCTATGGAATGATACAACTCCTACAGATACAGTATTTTCTTTAGGAACTGATGGTGATGTTAATAATTCAACAGGAACTTATATGGCTTATGTTTGGTGTGATGTACCTGGGTATAGTAAAATGGGAAGTTATAAAGGAACTGCAAATGCTAATGGACAATTTGTCTATACAGGATTTCGACCAGCATTTATCATAACCAAAATGATTGATGGTACAAGTGATTGGTATGTTTTTGACAATAAGAGACTAGGATATAATGTTGATAATAATTCCCTATTTGCTAATGCAACAGATGCAGAAGGTACTACCGATAGAATAGATTTAGTTTCAAACGGATTTAAATGGAGAACTGCAGGAGCAAATAATAATGCTAATACATTCATGTATTCTGCATTTGCAGAATTTCCTATAGTTTCAAGTAATGATATCCCAGGATTAGCAAGGTAAAAAATTATGGCTTATATAGGAAGAGGAATAGATAATCTTAGTAATATTGAAGTATTAGATGTAATAACTTTTACTGATTCTGCAGGACCTTATAATATACTTAAAGGTGGTGTAGCATTTATTCCTTCAGCAACTCAAAATTTATTAATAGAAGTAGATGGTATAATTCAAGCATCTGCTAGTTATACTACAACTGGTTCAACCATTACATTTGGAGTCTCTATGGCTTCATCTTCTGTAATGAATTCATTTCTTCATTTAGCAACTGGATTAATTACAACCCCTGGAGATGGAACAGTTAGTTCTGTAAAGATTGTAGATGATGCAGTAACAACAGCAAAGATTTTAGATAACAATGTTACTGTTGCTAAACTACCAACAACATTAGATGTATCAGGTAATACAGTTACATTACCAGCAAGTGTTGGTGGATTAGGAACAGGAATTACAAATGCTCAATTAGCAGGTTCAATTACAGATGCTAAAATTACAGGTTTAGCTTCTTCAAAATTATCAGGTTTAGTTCCAGTAGTTAATCTAGGAACAGGTACAGCTTCAGCTTCAACTTATTTAGCTGGAGACCAAAGTTATAAAGCACTTTCAGAATATGATGATGATGCAATAAGAAATGATATAGCAACTTTAGCATTACACCAAGCTACAAATGCTAATGCTGCTAAATATAATTTAGTTAATACTAATGTTGACCAGTATGAGGACTCAGCAGGAATAGCTAGTTTTACTACTTGTTCAAGAAATGCTGCAGGAGAATATGTAGCTTCTGTTGAAGCTGCTGAAGGAATTGATGAAAATACTGTAATGATGTTGCACTTTGAAACAGCACCTGCAGCTACGATTGTAGATAGTTCTGATAATAGTGGTGATATTACAATAACCAAAAGTGGAAGTGCTGCAACAGACGCAACACAAAAGAAATTTGGTACTTATGCGTTACATACCGAACAAGCTACTGCTGATTATATTCTTACAGGAAATTTATCTTCAGGATTAACAAGAGCATTTCCAACAACAGGAGATTTTACAGTAGATTTCTGGGCGTATCACTCTACTCATGAAACTTCCAATAGACTGTTCTCAATAGGAAATGATGGTGGCACAGGTGGTGGTCAACCTGTAATTTGTATGGGAATAAGTGCTGGTAGTCCAAATGATATGAATTTTCATAGTGATTTTGGAAGTAACAGCCCAGCAGGAGAATCAGATTTTACAGACAATGGTGTTTGGAATCATTGGGCTATGCAAAGAACAAGTGGAAATTTGTATGGTTATTTTAATGGTAAAATTTATTGGGATAATAGTGGTTCAGGTCAAGATTTTTTAGATGGTGTTAGTTTAATGCAAAATGATGACAATGTATTTGTAGCAGCAAGGTCAGCTTCATCTGCCGAACACTTTAGAGGATATATAGATGAGTTTAGAATTTCTAATATATCAAGATATGCTGCAACAGCAGCTACTGGTACACAAGTTTTCACACCTGAAACTGCAGCTTATTCTGCTGGTTCAGTAAACGCTTCAGGAAATTATGTTTCAACAGCAACGACAGCTAATGCTTCAGTTTCTACTATGGGAGCAGTAATAACTTATAAAAATTTTGCAGGTACAAATACTTTAAATACTGACATTGTTTTAGAAGTTTCTGCAAATGGAGGAACTAATTATACTACTGCAGTACTTACAGCAGGTGGAACTTTTTCAACAGGAATTTTACAAGCAGTAGCAAATGATATAGTAGTTACAGCAGGAACAAGTATTCAATATCGAATTTCATTCGCTAATCAAGATGCAGCTAAAACAGCACATATTTATGGTGCTTCATTAATGTATTAATTTTATGAGATGTCAAAAGCTAAAGGATTATATAATAAGGAACCTCATGTACCTATTCACAAAGGAACAAGTCTTGGAAGGAGACCAATAACCTCAACAATGAACAAGTCTAAACGAAGAAGTTTTAAAAAATATCGTGGACAAGGAAAACCTTAAAATGGATGATAAAGTTCAAAGCAATAGAGAAGAGATTATAGAAATTTATGGTGAGTTAAAACTCATTAAACAAGAAATTAAGAATATAAAAGAAAATCATTTATCTCACCTCGATTATAAAATTTCACAAATACAAAAAATATTATGGATTGTATTTGCAGGAGTCGCTGCGAATTTAATTCATGTTATTAAAACAATGATGATAGGCTAATGCTAACAAAAGTAAAAAGAATTAGAAAGAAATATGCAGCAGGAGATGAAGCTAGGACATTTGCAAATATCCCTACAGCTTCTCAACCTGTTCAGCAAAAAGTTGGAACAAGAGATGAGTATTTAGATAGATACGCTAAAACTCAAATTAAATCTCCTGAACTAGCTGATGCTGCAAAACAAGATTATACAACTCAAGCTGTTCAAACAGATGAACTAATAGGTGGTGCACAATTAGCAGCTCCAACTGATGTTGGTACAACTACAATAACTGGACAAACAATTGCAACACCAACTTCTTTAACAGCAGCTCAAGCAGCTACACCAACAGGTCCAACAACTACAACAATGACTGCTGGTTTAGGAACTGCAAAAACAGGAACTGCTCAAGCAGGTACAGTTGGAACTACAGCTCAAATTGGTGCAGTAACTGGAGCTTTAACTGGGACTGTTACAGGTGCAACAGCAACTCCTACAACTTCTGCAGTAGCTCAAGCTGCTTCAGGACAATTATCTTCTGGAGCTTTAGCTCAAGTATTAAGTGGAACTGCAGCTACAGTAGCTGGACAAACTGCAACTCTACCTGGAAATATTCAGGCAGCAATTGCAACTAATCCTGCTTCTGTAACTAAAGTAATTGTTGCTCAACCAACTGATGTACAAGCACAAATTGCATCATTACCTACAGATGCTTTAGTATCTACTCAATTAACTTCTTTATTAGCTGGAATAGATACAGGTACAATACCTACATGGGCAAGAGGTGCTGTAGAAAATGTTGAAAAGAATTTAGCTCAAAGAGGTTTAAGCAAATCTACTATTGGTAGAGATGCATTAGTTAATGCAATTATACAATCAGCATTACCTATAGCTCAATCAAATGCAACTGCATTACAACAAAGAGCTTCACAGAATTTAACAAACGAACAACAAGCTTCTGTATTATCAGCACAACAGAGTTTTCAAACTCAGTTAGTTAATGCTGAGAATGATATGAAAGCTCAGATGATGACTGGGCAGTTTGCTCAAGAAATTACTAAGCTTAATGCTATGAGTGAGCAACAAGCTATATTAGCTGGTGCTTCTCATCAACAAGAAGTAAGATTAGCAAACTTAGCTAACATACAACAAGCTGGATTAACAGGTGCTCAGTTAACTCAGCAAATGGCTTTAGCTAATTTAAGTACAAATCAACAAACAGCTTTAGCAAATGCACAAACAACTGCAGGGTTTGATGTTTTAAATTTAAATAATGCACAACAAACTGCAATATCAAATTCTAATTTATTTAGAACTTTTGAAATATCTAATTTAAATAATACTCAACAAGCTACTATGCAGAATGCTGTTCAATTAGCAACTATGGATATGGCTAATTTATCCAATGCTCAACAAAAAGCTGTAGTTAATGCTCAAGCTTTTTTACAAATGGATATGGCTAACTTGTCAAATGCTCAACAATTAGAAGTTGTTAATACACAAAATAGACAACAAGGTATGTTAACTGACCAAGCTGCTACAAATGCTGCTGCTCAGTTTAATGCATCAAGTACAAACCAAATGAATCAGTTTATAAATAATTTATCAGCTACAATTAATTCACAGAATGCTGCAAGAGATGATGCTATGGGTCAGTTTAATGTAACGGAAGCAGATAGAGTTGCAGCTTTAAATCAGAATAATACTTTAGAAGCTGATAGATTAGAGAATACTTTAAATACACAAATTGCACAATTTAATTCTCAACTAGATAATGAACGAAATAAATTTAATACACAGAATGCAAACTTAGTTGAACAAGCAAATGTACAATGGCGAAGACAATTGAATACTGCAAATACTGCAGGACAGAATGCAGTAAATCAAGCTAATGCTATGAACTCATTTAATATGAGTAATCAGGGTTTATCTTTCTTATGGCAAGAAATGAGAGATGCTGCTAAATGGGAATATGAATCAGCACAAAATTATGAAGAAAGACAAGCTAATATTACAATAGCTGCTTTAGGAAATGAAGCTGCATCTGATGCAGGTAAGGCAGATATTTTAAAAACTTTAGGTGGATTTGCTTTAGATATTTGGAGAGGTAAAGACGCACCATAATGAATAAAAGTCAAGATATACAAGATACAATACGTTTATATAAAAGTCATAATGTTTATGATAATTTATCAAAAGATGATGTAGCTCAACATATTATACCTTCTGTAGCTTTAAATCAATATAAAGTATTTAGATATGATAATACAGGGGTTGCTTATGCATTTACTAACTGGGCATTTTTAAATAATGAAACACAAAATAGATATAAATTAACAGGAGTATTAGATAAGTTTGATTGGGATAGTGGTAAAAATTGTTGGCATATAGACACAGTTAATACTGCTTATAATAAATTAACAGAAATTTATAACTGGACTGCAAGTTATTTTTCAAAACTTTTAACTGATGATGAATATTTTAATTGGTTAAGATTAGATAAAGAAGGACAGAACGTAAAAAGAGTAAATAGAATTAAAGCATCAAATGGAAAAAGGAAATTTTTAAAGGAATAATAATATGGGAAGTGTAGCAAAAGTAGTAAAAAAAGCAGCTAGAGTAATTAAGAAACCTATTAAGAAAATAACTAGAGGTATTGCTAGAGGTATTGCTAAAGTAGGAAAATCAGTAATGAAAGGTGTTGGCAGAATAACTAAAAAATTAGGACCAATAGGTATGATTGGTTTAGCTATTGCTATGCCTTATGCTTTATCAGCATTAGGTGGAGGTGCAACTGGTGGACTGATAGGTAGAACTATGATGGGACCACATGGACAAATGATGAGTACAGGATGGTTAAATTCATCAAATGTATTTTTAAAAAGTATTGGACAAGTTGGTAATGCTATAAGAACAGGTTATACAGCTTCAACTGGTGCTATAAGAACAAGTGTTGGAAATACATGGCAAAGTATTACTAAATCTATTGGAAATGGTTTTCAAAAATTTCAAACAGGTTCAGGAAATATATGGACTAGAATTTCGAATGGTGCAAAAAATTTATTTACTAAAGCAAGAAGTACAATAAAACAATATACACCAAAATTTAGAGCAGGTCAAGCAGGTAAAGTAAATGTATTAGGTGAAACACCTTGGGGTGCAAAATATACTACTATGACAGCCGAACAAGCTGGAAGTTTAATACAAGGTGGTGCTATGGACCCTGCTAATCTTACTGGTCAAGTATTAGGAAGTCCTGAAGGATGGTTTACTAAAGCAGGAAGTTCTGAAGCAGATAAATTAGTAACTCAAACAATTAATAATGCTATGGAATCAAATGTTAATATGTTACAAGGTAATTCACAAAAATATTTTAATGATTTAGTTACTCATCAAAAAGAAATGGGAAGTTATGTAAATAATTCAGAAGCTTTTGATACAGTAGTAAATAATACAGGAACAAATTATAATGGTATAACAGATTTTGATGGTGCTTATAATTCAGATTTAGGTATGACAGGAGATTATAAATTAATAAATCCAAATGAACCTAATTCATATACATTTACTGGTGAAAAAACTTATAATAATCCTGTAGGTAAATCATCAATTAATAAAGCTAAGAAGAGTAAGATTTCAAAAAATTTAAAATATGCTGCAGGTACTTTAAGTAAAAGTTTATTAACTCCAGCAAAAACTGGTCTTCAACATCCTAATGTTATGTATGCTTCTACTGCAGATATGACTCAAGCAACTACTGGTGGATATGGTGGAACTGATATAGAAGGTGCATGGGGTGGAAGTTTATTACATGGTGCATTTGACGATAATCAAAGAGAAAGAATTATGAGTTTTTATAAAAATATGAATATTATAGGAAGTCAATAATAACAATAATTAATAAAAGGAAAATACAATGGCAAAGAAACAAGGATACAATGCAAGAAAAGACGAACAACTAGGAATGACTAGAGGCAAACAATCTGGTAAAAAGATGTCTATGGCTGGTCGTAGAAAAGTAGCTAAAGCTACAAGAAAACCTAAAGGTTCATACGGATTCGGCAAAAAATAATGCCTTTTAAGTCCGAGAAGCAACGTAAATTTTTATGGGCTAATGAACCCAAAGTTGCAAAAGATTGGACTCAAAGATATAGTAGCAGAATTAAAAAAGAGAAAGGTGGTTGCATATCAATAATGATAGTAACCCCTAGTAAGAAACCTAAGAAGAAAAAATAATGGCTGAAAGAGTACAACAAAATAAATTTGAAAAAGCAGGTGTTAATCCCTTTAATGCTCCTGTACCTGGTGAATCGCTAACTGCGTCTCCAGCTACACAGCAACCTTGGGAAACTCCTTCAAGATATACAGAGCAAGACAAAGCTATGGAAGCTGTATATATGGAATTAACTTCTCCAGATAATTTAGAGAAATTAGTAGATATAATAAATGAAGGAACTCCTTTAGATGACATAGCTCAAGTTATTTTATATAAAGGTTATTCAGAAGGATTGTTTAGTCCTGATTTAATGTTATTATTAATTGAACCTACTTTATATCTATTAATTGCTATTGCTGATTATGCTGATATAAAAGATTATGTTTTATATGATGGTGAAGATACAGACCCTGAAGCTGAAATTCATGGTGATGATGTTGAACCTGTTGAATGGGATGAAGAAGAAGAAGAAATAAAACCTAAACCTAAAAAAGAAAGTTTGGGTGAAAGTCTTTTAGCAAAAGTAGAATCCGAATTACCTGAAAAGGTTGCAGAAATTAAGGAGAAAGAATAATGGGAATTAATCTTTGGGATATTGGAGCTGTTGCAACAGGAGCTATTGAAAGAGATAGAGAACATACTGCTGAGAATTTAAAAATTCGTGCTGATGAATTAGCAGCGAAAAGAAATGCTCTTATTCAAAGAAAGAATAAAAAATATGATGCAGAAATTAAATCCTATTATAAAGAAAAAGGCACTATGGATAAAATTAATTCTTTAAATTCTGAAGCTGCAGCTTTCAATGAAGCTAATAAAGGTAAATTAAATACTGCTGGAGATGAGATTACTTATGACCAAAAATTATATGCAACTAGATATTTATTAGCAACTGTAGATGGATTTAAGGATTTAGATAAAACTGAAAGAGATACTATGATTAAAGGGTTTAGTAAATCTGGTGCTAATTATCAAATGCAAACAAAAGACCCTGATAAATTAGCAGCATTACAAAGTAAAGAAGAAGATATTATTCTTTCTAATTATGCAAGTCAATTAAAAAATGCTAAAGATGATAGTTTCTTAATTAATAAAATATTAGGAAAAAAGACAACAGTTAGTTCGTCAGCAGATTTAGAAAAGGCAGTTAATGCAGATGTTAAAGCTTCTGAGATTGTTACTAAAATTGATAATGCAGAAAATCCTGATAAAACAGATGGAACTTCTATACAATTAACTGAAACTATTAAAGCATTTAGTCCTTCTAAAGATTGGAGAAGTGCATATAAAGATGCTTTTGGAAATACTAAGTATGATATGAAAAATACTCAAGTTATTTCTTACTTAAATACATTAGGAGTTCATGGTGGTAATGATGAATTAAGTTTAAAATTTAATAAAACAGATAGTGAAATTGCAGGACATAATGCTAATTCTATGGCTAATATAGGTTTTATGAAACATATGTTTAATCAAGTTAAAGATTCAAAAACTGTAGGAGTTGTTGGAGCTATAACTGGTCCAGATAATTTTGAACAAGTTGGTAGTGTTTTAAATACTGATAAAGTTTTAAGTGAAATGACTTCTATCTTAGACCAAAATAGGTCAGGAAATATTAAAGAAGATATTAAAATTGGATGGGGTGGTGATATTAGATTAACAACATTTGTTCCTTTAAATGTGGCTGATGCTCAAGGTAATTTAATTATTAAAGGTACTACAGTTGGTGGTTTAAATGAAGCTCAAATGGGAACAATTAATGGTTTATTGAATGATTTTATTATCGCACAAGTTAAACTTAATCCAAGAAAAGATATAGATGCAGAAGGTAAAGCTGTTGGAGTTTATCGTAAGTTATATAAAAATCAAGATGCAGCTATGTTAAATTCTTTTAATGAATATATGTTAGATAATAATAAAGATTTAAAAGCTAGTTATGAAAAAAAATTAAAAGAAGAAGATACAGAAAAGAAAACTACTGATGAAACTAGCACAGAAGTTACTACAACAGAAGGTGTAGATACACCTCCTAAATTTAAAATTAGTACAACTAAAGATGGTAGTGCAGCAGTAGAAGTAGATGGTGAAGCTTTTAAAATTAAAGATAATCTCGATTATTTAAAATCAATACCTGATGAGGACTTACAAAAAGCAATTTCTGAAGCAATAAAATTTGAAACAGACATGGAGAAAGCACCTATAGTTGGTACTCCAAAAAAATATTTAGACCAAAAAGGAAAAAGAGGCGTTAAAAAAATAAATCCTGAATGGCAAAAACTACAAGATATGAACAAAGCTATAGTAGCGTCTAATGTAAAACCAGTTATTCCAAAAAGAAAAATTAGATAGTGAGCTATGACTTATGGCAGAACAAATCTCAACAATCATAGACAAATCCAAATTAGTTGGTGGGGAAGTCATCAACGAACAAATTCTTGAATCTCAAGAAGAAGAAAAAAATAAAGAAAAAGAAACAGAAGTAATTTCAGAAACATTAATTGATAAATCAAAATTAGTTGGTGGCGAAAAAGTTGAAGAACCTACCCAAATAACTTTCACAACAGACTCTATAATAGACAAATCCAAATTAGTTGGTGGCGAAAATGTCATAACTGGTGAGGAATATACTGAACCTACAAATTTAGAAAGATTAGAATATGGTTGGGATAAAGAAACCATGGTTCTAGGAAATGTATTTAGAATAGGTAAAGCTAAAGTACAAGATTTATTTGATGATGATAAATCTTTTAAAGATTATATTTTAGAAAATGAAAAGAAAAGATTAGAAGCTCTAGATAAAGAACATTGGAAATTTCGTGGTCGTGAAGATGAAGGTGGAATAACAACAGTTGGTTCTATCGCTTCAATGATTTTAGACCCTTATTATTTAGCTGGATATTTAAATCCTGTTAGTTTAAAAGCTATGACAAATCCTGTTAGTGCAGGTACATTAAATGCTTTATTAATATCAGGTGATGTTATCATAGATAATTTAGCAAAAACTGGTGAAGTAGATTGGGGAAGTGTTGCTTTAAGTGGAGCAACTGCTGGAGCAATCGGAGCAGTAATTCCTATTGGTGGAAATATTATTAAAAAATATGCTCCTAAATTTATTGAATCAGAAGTTAAATTAGTTGCTGATTTTATAGATAGAAAACTTGCTAAATCTAATAATATTTCTATATCTCAATTAAAGAAAATTCAAAATGTTTCTAAATCAGCACAAGTAAAAGCTGCTGATAATGAATTAATTAAATGGACTAGAAATTTTGTTCATCCTATTACAGCAGAAACTAAAAAGTTTAGAGCTTTAGAAAAAACATTATTAGAAAAAAGAAATCTATTAATCAAGATTAGAAAATTAAAAGGTAAAAAGAAACCTATACCAGGTAAATTATCTGGTATGTTGACACAAGAATCTCCTGGTAAACAAATCATTAATATTAGACAACAAATTATTGATGCTAAAAAAGCATCTGAAGCTGTTAAAAAGAATTTAATAACAAAACAACAAGGTAAATTAGAGAACTGGGCTGAATTAATTTCTAATAGAAATGTAAAAATTCTAGAACAATTAAGAAAAAATGAAACAACAATTGACTGGGCAGCTAGAAGTTTATTTTCAGTTGCTGTAAGACCATTAGTAGGTGCTGGAATGGGTACTGTTGGTGGTATTTTATTTGGTGATGAAGAAACAGATTTAATGTATTGGGCTACTGCTGGTGCTGTTGCAGGTCAAATGCAAAAAATGATAGCGAGAAGTGCTAAGTTTGGAACTAAATTAGAGAAAGGAAAAATTTTAGGAGTTATTGATAGAGAGTTAACTCAATTAACTTTACAAAAAGTTAGAGATTTAATGTCAGCAACAAGTGCTACCAAATTAGATTCTTATGGTGGTGCAACTAGGGAAATTGGCAAGATGTTATTTAGAGAAGTAGATTCTCCTGTTTCTCAAAAATCTGCAATCGCTATCGCTGACCAAATGCAAAGACATTTCTTTAGAAAAGTTGATAAAATTTTTAAACCTTATAATAATGATGAAATAGCTTGGGCTATATCTATTAATAGAGGTAAACAATTAACAAAAGAAACACCAAAAAGAGTAGAAGAGTTATCTATTCAAGTTAAAAATTATATAGATGAATTTAAAAATTTATCTGAAGGAGCAGGATTCTTTCCTAAAAAAGAAATTGATGATTATTTCCCTAGAGTTTTAGATTGGGATGCAATTAAGAAAGATGAAAAAGCTTTTTTAAAAACAGTTCAAGGAATTTATGAAAGCCTAGGTATGAAAGGTAAAGTAGCTTCTGGACCAAATAAAGGTAGATTAAGGTCTGAAGTTGCAGCCGAAAGTTATTATGCTGGGCACAAAACTTCTGGTGATAGTGTATTTAATGCTCAAGTATTGAAAGAGATGTTTGAAAAATCTACATCAGGTGTTTCAAAATCTGGTAAGAAATTTATTTATGCTCCAGTTAGTGAGCATATTATTCATCAAAGAGCTTTACAAGGTCCTTATAAATTAGTTGAAGAAGTTTTAGAAAAAAAAGGATATTTAGTAAATGATGGTAAAAATATTTTAACTAGAATTGCAAATGATTCAGTTAAATCTATTGCATTTGCTAGACAATTTGGAACTCATGGAGAATTACTACAACCTTTCTTTCAAAGAATTAAAGATAAATATTTAAAATCAGGATTAACAACTGAAAAAGCTTTGACTGCTGCAAATCAAGAAATGAAGTTAGTAGTTAATAGTATTGATGCATACTTTGATAGATATGGTGTTGCCATGACTGGTGCAGCTAAATCGTCAGCAGGAATTATTGCAACTTTAGGAAATGCAAATATGCTAGGTAGAGTTACTATATCATCTTTAGGTGATATAATTCAACCTTTACAAAACTCTAGTAATTGGACAGTTATTCTTAATGGCTTTAGAAGAACTGCTATAAGACAAGCAAAAGAAACTGGACCAGCTAGAGAATTAGGTTTAGATATATCTAATTCAATTCAACAAGGACTTCAAAGGTCGGCTGGTTTTGAAGGTAAAAATCTATTATTAAATAATAGTTGGATGGGTAAAACTCCTACAGAAACAGTTAATAATATAATGTTTAAAGCATTAGGATTACAATGGTTGACTGGTTATGCTAGAAGATTTGCTTATAATGTAGGTGTATCTGATGCTTATTATTTATCTAAAACTTTAAAGAAATTAACTGCTAGAGGATTAGAAAATTCTGGTAAAGCAAAAAGAATTAAATTTTTTTTAAATAATAATTATGAAATAACTACTAGACAAGCTTTACAACTAGGTTCAGCTAAAAATTTTGATGATGCAATCCTTAATAAATTAAATAAAAAAGCTATTAATGATGCAGGAGTTAAAGCTGCTAATAGAGATGCATTAATTCCTCAAGCAGATAATAGATTGTTATTTACTCAAAGTAATAATCAATGGGTTAGATTAATGGGTCAGTTTTTATCATGGGCACAAGCAAAATCTGCACAAACAAATAAAATTCTAATGAGAATAGAAAATGGTAGTGCTAAAACATTAATTAAAACTTTAGCAGTATTACCAGTTTATAGTGGAGTTCAATCATTAAGAGAGATAGCAAAATATGGAGAAATTATAACTGATTATGATGCAAATAATAATAGATGGTGGGCAGAAGGTGCAAGACTATCAGGTATGTTTGGTTTTTTACCAGAACTAATTGCTAATAGATTTATTGGACCAGGAGCAAGAGAACCATGGTATTTATTTGCACCTGCTTTTACAATTATAGGAGCACCAGGAAGAGCAGCAAAACAATTTTGGGATGGAGATACTGATAAAGCATTAGTAACTCTTAATGAAAAATTTTTTCCTTTACCTAATTGGAGACGAAGACTTTGGCAATTATTTACGTCTGGACCTCAACCTTTAAAAATAAAAGGAACTACTATGGGTAGTAAATTAGAATGGAATTTAGGTGGTTTAGTTCTTAGAAAAAGATTTAAAAAAGGAGATGCAGTAGAAGCTGCTGCTATGGAAGATATAAATTTAAACAAACAGGAAGATATGAATATAAAAGATTTAGCAAATGTAGCTGCTGCAGCAACAATAGCTACAACAGGAGTGAATGCAGATATAAATAAAGCTGCAGAAAATAATATACTCCCTCCTTCTATAGTAGAAGAACAAATATTACCTGAAGAAAAACCTCTTTATGCTGAAGGAGCTTTTGTAGATTATATAGAACAAGTTGAAAATCCTAATCTTAAATATGGAATGATACATAAATCTGCAGAAGGTGGTAATGATACAATAGCGTTTGGGCATAAACTTACAGATAAAGAAATAAAAGATAATAAAGTTTATGGTTATAATCTTAATGAATTAACAGAGAAAAATGCAAAACATATACTACTATTAGATTTGCAAAAAGCAGATGAACAACTACAAGAAGATTATGGAGAAAAATATAATAAGTTAGATAAGAAAAGAAAACAAATGCTTATTGATTTTCAATATAATATGGGTAGTGGTGGAGTAAAGAAATTTAAAAATTTTAAAGAAGGTCTTTTTTCTAATGATATAAACAAAATGAAAGAAGAATATGAAAGAGGATTTACCAATGAAGAAGGTGAGTTTAAAAAATTAACCAATAGGAATAAAGAATTTTTTAATTACTTTTTCTCTGAAAGAAAAAAATTAAGAGTTGGTGGAGACCCTTCAGTTAGATATAGTGATATTGCTAAATTAGATTTAGATAAATCAACTGATGAGTCAGCGATAAGTCAGGTTCCTAATGAGATAGATAAAATGATTGACCAAAAAGAAGCTCAAAAAATGATGACTGATGATTCAAGTATGCACGATAAACTTGATAAAGATATTCAAAAATTAAAAGAATTAAAAAATAAACAATTAGTTGCTGTTTAATTGTTGACAACTAACAGATTTCTTACTATAATATAGTATGAAAGAGTAATGTCCATTGTGGAGTTACTCAATTTAAATCGCTTAATGAAAGGATTAACATGACAACATACGATTTAATAAACTTTGACCCATTTAAGAACTTCTCTATCGGTTTCGATAGAATGTTTGATTCATTGAATGAGGTCTCTAAGATAAATACTTCAAACTTTCCACCATATAACATTAGAAAGATAAAGGATGGGAAGTATCAGGTAGAGATGGCATTAGCTGGGTTCTCTAAATCTGATATCAAGTGTGAGTTGCAAGATGGGATACTTACAGTTGAAGCGAAGAAAGAAAAAGAAAGTGATAACTTGATTCATCAAGGGATTGCTTCAAGAAGTGTTCTAAGGAAGTTTACTCTTTCGGAATATATGATGGTAGAAGATGCTGATTTTAAAGATGGAATGCTTAAAATCAAACTCTATCAAGATTTACCTGAAGAGAAAAAACCGAGAACAATAAAGATTAAATAAATCTTTACTGTCATGGTGGTACCAGTAGGACTCATGCGAGTGAAACTGCTCTGCCACCATTAAAAAATTATGATACCATACAATATATTATTTAAACTTGGTTCTAAAGCTGTCGGTTCTTTTATGAATAGACGGAAAGAAAAATCAGACAGGGCACACGCTATAGCCCTTCAAGAAATGTCTACTGGAAATGAACGAGCTAAAAGAAATGGTTCTTTATTTTTAGATTTAATATTAGGAGCATTTATATTAGCACCATTAGGCATTCTTGCTTATGGTTCTTATTTGGGTGATGCATTAATATTAGAGAGAACTGAATTTTATTTCAACAGACTGAAAGAAATTCCTGAAGTCTACCTTTACTTAGTGTTTATAGTAGTAGGTGGAAACTATGGAATCTCTGTTACAAGTTTAATAAAAAATAGAAAAAAATAGTGATAACAATAGCCTATGCATTATTAATGCTAGTCTTTATAAGTTTAGTTATTGGAATGGCTATTTGGTTTATTAAAGATTATTTTAAAAAATGAAAATATCCGACAAGACTGCTATAAGTATGCCTATGAGAAATCTTATAGGGATTGTAACAGCAGTTTCTGTAGGGGTGTGGGCATTCTTTGGGATTCAAGAGACCCTTAATAAACATAGCACAACTTTAGAGTTAATGTCTAAAGATTTAGAAGCTAATAGTGAATTCAGAATTAAATATCCTAGGGGAGAGTTAGGACAATCTTCAGGAGAAGCAGAACTTTTCATGCTTGTGGAACACATGAGTTCTCTTTTAGAAGATTTAAATAACGAAATTAAAGGCATGAGAAATAATAAAGTGAACATAGATTTTTTAAAAGAACGAGTTAAAAAATTAGGTGATGATGTTGAAAAATTAATTAGAAATGGTAATGGAATAAAACAATGATAGAAACTGTTGTAGCTTTACTACTTATATTAAATGGAAATGTTATTGAACATACCTTTAAAGATAATTTAAGCTCATGCTTAAAGTCCAAGAGGATTGCTCAGAGAGAAGTAAATCCTGAGTCTGTAATTTTTAGCTGTAAAATTGTTGAAGCTAAAACTGAAATATATATGGGTGGAAAAAAGATACTTAAAATAATAAAGACAAAATAAGAAAGGAGAAACAATGGCTAAAAAGAAAAAGAAAAATAAAAAAGATAAAAAAAAGAAAAAGAATAAAAAGAAAAAGAAATAACTAAATGATGGAGAGCATATTTATAATTATAGTCGTATGTTTTATAATATATGTTGTCCATGATTTAAAAAGAAAATGATTAACGATAAATTAATAACAGTACTACTCGCTATATTATTAGCACTCGGAGGATGGAATCTCCAGCGAACTTTTACTCTGTCGCAAGACATGGTTCTAATTAAAGAAAAGGTTGGAAATATAGAGCATGAATTACAACACTTTAAGAAACTTCAGAAGAAGAAGAATCGAAAGAAGAATAAGGAAAAGACAGGCTAGATGGATGCGTTATTTTACTACGCTTCTGTTCGTCTGTCTATTTTTATTAGGGTGGTGTGCTCAAGCTCAAGGTAAGAATGAATATCTTGGAGACAATTGGCGTAATTGTGATTCAGGAACCTTTGAACCTTATGTAGAAAAGAGTGAACGAGATGTTGATTATTTTGATAATGACAGCTCCCATGATGATGATGAATTAAGATATGGATTTAGATTTAGATTCAAACTTGGAAATACCTGCGATAAAGAATTCAAAAAAAAGCAAGAAGAACGATACGAACTACACCAACAAATAGAACTTCTTAAAATCTGTAGAAAATATAAGACTGCAGAGATGGGTCCTGAGTTAGAACTCGTTGCTAAAAAATGTAGAGATATTAAGTATAAGAAAATAGAAAAGAATAGACCTGACCAAGATAATCTATTTGATGAGATACTAAAGATAGAAAAGAAAAAACAAATGGAATTAAAAGATAGTGGAGAAAAGTAAATTTAATATTTTTGTAATTATTCCAGTAGTTATTTCTCTTGTAGCTGCAACCTTTGGGTCTGTTAAATATATTCTTAATTTAACTGATACTATTAATAAAAATGAAACAGCAGTTCTTATATTAAACAAAGACATTAATCAAATCTTTGATAAGTATGCACAAGACAAAGAAGAATTTACAAGAGAAATGTTTGAGGTTAATGCTAGAGTAACTGAAGGTACTGCTTACTATAGAGCATTAGAAGAAATTTTAAGAAAGACAACTGACTCTGTTAGAGAACAACAATATGATATTAAAGATTTACAACGTGAAGTCTTAGGAGATTAGTGAAAAAGCATTATGCTTATTTTCTTAAAAAAAGAAGATGGTATAGTAGAACAAAAAAAAGAACAGAACCTGTTGATGAATATGACTGGAACACACCTAGAAAAAAGAAAAAGAAATGATAAAGTACTTGTTAGTAATAAAGATATGCTACGCAGTAGCACAATTCTGTGGACCAGGATTAGAAAGTAATAATCTTTATGATAATTTTCGTGATTGTGCTTTAGAAGGATATACAAAATCACATGAGATTATATTATCTATGCCTCCAGCTCAAGTAGAATCAACACAAACAATTATAAAATTTTATTGTATAAAAAAGGAGACTGAAGTAGCTCCTATTTTAAAAGGAACTCCTATCTAGGAGTGGTAAACATCTCTTGCTATTTTTTCTAAATAGTCATGTAAATCTGTAAAATTAGTTTTACATTCTCTCAACATAGCAACTATAACTCCTGCATTTTCTTTTTTAAAATGTAAAGGAATTTTATCTGAAGGATAAGTTTTAAGTTCAGTAATAAACTGACCTTGATTATTAATAATTAATTTGAAGCCCATCAAGTCGGCTTCTTTTCTTTTAACTCTTTTGGATTTATTTAATTTTCGACTGGGCAACATTATTCTTTCTTAATAAATCAACCAAGAAATCATCATCAGCTTTTTCTTTTTTTAATTTAGTTAAAGGTTTGTCGCCCTTCTTATAAATTTCTACACTTTTAATTCTCATAGGATTTGTCATAAAAATTGGTAGTCGTAAATTATTAAAACTTTTTACCATAAAAAAGCCATCATCTGCTATACCAAAGGTTTGAATATTTTCTAAATCTATATCATCCGAACCTACTAAACATAATCTCATATGATAGATAGGAGATTTACCTTGCTTAATAGGTTCTCCCTTAATGGAAAAAACTTTGCCGTTTTCTTCCATCTACTTCTCTCTTATAATACGTTTTCGTAAAGCCCTTATAAGTTCTTCAACTTTATCTATAATAGAAATTAAAGATTTATCTTTTATAAAAGATTGTTCTTCTTTTAACTTATCATACTCTCTTAATGGAATTGTTACAGTTCTTTGTGAAGTAACTTCATCTTCATAAGTAGATGCTGTAGCCCTATCTTGTTCTTCATTCATCTACAGCCTCTGTATTATCAACTTCTATTTGCTTAATTTTTTCTGCAAAATAATCTTTACTAACAAAACTTGGTTCAGTATTAACCTCACCGATAGCACCACTTTGTCCATCATCATCTATTAAAGTATCTATACTTGTTGTATTTAGTTCATTTAACTTTTCATTATTTCTAGTTATCTTCTTTTTTAGATGGTTTTTTAATTCACCTATTCTTACATACAAAATTTTATCTATAGATGGATTAATTCCATACATAGGTAAATCATTAAGAGCTGAAATAATTCTTCTAAATCCTCTAGCTCTTTTTTCTAATTGAGTTATTTGTGCTTCATTAATCGTCATAATCCCTTTCCAATATCATTTCTAAATAATGTATAGCTTTTTCTATATCCTTCCTCTTTCCTTTTCTTTGATGTCTACAAATATATTTAATAGCATTACCTTCTGCAAACTCTAAATTATTTTCATTAATAAATTCTGCAGGTTGAATCTTCATATGACTATAATGAGACCCATCCACTTGTTTACTTAATGAAGTATAGGTAGTACCTTTAAACATATCTTTACTTGTCATAACTTATTCCTAAATGAAACAAGTGGGAGACATACATATAGTTTATTAACAATTTTCCTTTCATAATTAATTAACACTCCCACTTAATTACATAGCAAGAGGACCTTCTTCAGCCATCCTTGCTCTTCTCTTGTCTCTTTCTGTAGGTTCTAAACTATTATTCAAATCATCTATAGTCCAATGAGGATTCTTTTTTAATTTTTTAACAATCCATTTATAAGACCAAGGTTGTAAACGTAGAGTAGTTCCTTGCCAATAATGTGTTTGATTAGGTAATAATTCAAATACATTTTTAATATTAACTTTCTTTTGTTCTTCAGGATTTAATAAACCTTTAAGCCATTCAACCATAATATGTTTAGCTTTGTTTCTTATCCTACTCATTTGTTTTGTATTCATTATTCTGTATCCATCATAGGAGCATTAACAATAGGTTCTAATTCATCCTGTAATTTTTCAGATATTGTTTGAGAACCATTACTACTCATATTATAAAAAGTATATTTAACAGTTAGTTCTTCTCCTCCTGCAATATCTTTTATAGTAACTAAATTATATTTAATATAATTATCAGTATGTAATTTTGTTTTAACACAATTAGGGTCATCTGAATGATTTACAAATCCACCTAAAGGTGTACGAATTAATTCATCCTTTATCTTAATATGAGATGTTCCAAGATTTGTACCCTGTTTTAGAAACAATAAAGTAGACAAACCAAATCCCTGTATCTTACTCTTCTCAATTCTAAGTCCTTCAGGTAATGGTTTATACAGCTTTTCTTTTTCCATAAGTTTTTAATTCCTCTGAAAAGTTTGGAGTTATCTCTTCAACATTCGGTTGTCTATTTACTTCAGCTAAATAAACATATCTATTAGAATATTTAAATACTCTTAATCCTTTTCCATCATTAGCATCTTTATAACATTCCCATTTATGTGCACAAAACTGACAACCAATAGGTAAAGATTTATTTCCACCTTTAGTTTCAGATAATTGATAACACCTATCAGGTGGTGAATTTCTTTTTAATGTATCTTGTAAAGTTTTAATTAAAGTTGGAACATTAGGTTTAGCTAACTCATCAGGTTTATAGAAACAAACATCTCCAGTTGATTTATCCATAACCAAGAAGCCACCTTTGTTAGTCTTCATACCTGTTTCATATCCTGATAGCTGGGCATGATAACCAAATGGGTCATCTCCAACTAACTCACCTGTTTTAAATTTCTTAAAACTAAATGTTGAAGCTGACTTAACATCACATACTTCACCATCTACTGTCGCATCTATATGTCCTTTAATATTATCTATCTCTACTTTCTTTTGTTGGTCTGCTACTTTATGTCCAGTTAATTCTGCTAGATATAATAATAAATGTTCTAATATATGTCCATATAAAAATTTAATATTTAAACTAGCATCATAATCTTTAGTTTTCTTTGGACTAAATCTATCATACCATAATTGTCTAGGTGGTTTACCTAGCACAGACATTCTTAACTTCCCATCTTTTTCTCTAATAGGATTGTTCCATGAATTAAAAGCTTCCTTAATATTACTAAGGAACTTATCCATGTTCTCTTCTGTTACGTTAGCAGGTTTACCATTTGATATACCAGCTACTAATTTTTTAATATCAGTTGCTATTGTATCAATGCGTTTCTGCCCAGTTGTTTCCGATTTTATATTTTCCATCTAACGGACACCTTATTTTTAATTCCTTTCCTGCATCTATAATTGCCTGTACTCCAAGCTTTCCAAATTCTTCGGCTCGGCTTTCTTCCACTTCATATTGGAATTCATCATGTACATTTACAATTGGAAATGCTTTTATTTGATTCTTTATAACATAATCCTCTACCCTTGTCAACGCTTTCTTCATAACACACGCACCAGCACCCTGTAATAGCGTGTTTAATGCAGCGTGAGGGTGTCTTATGAGGATTTTTCTTTGGTCGAGACCTCTGAGCCATCTTTTTTTAGCCACTCCATCCACTCTTTCTCGTAGTCGTTTAAAACTTGGTGTAGCTCTAAGAAATTTTTCTTTAACTCTTTCTCCATCTCCTTCAGACCTTTTGATGATACTTCCGATTTTTTTTGAACCTGCTCCATAGATGAGTGCGTAAATAAATGTCTTCGCCTCATCTCTTGACCCCAAACCAGCATTAATTTGATTTGTTGTGTGTATATCTCCATTAATGATTTCATTTGTATATCCTTTATCGTTCATGTAATGTGCTAACATCCTCAACTCAAGTCCTGAAGCATCAACACCTACTAATTTATAACCTTTATTTACTATCCATAATGCCCTACATTCTTTTCCATAAGGTGAGTACACAGCAGGAACCTGTGCCATATTGGGCGATTGATGGCTCATTCTTCCTGTAACTGTACCATTGGTAATTACTTTGCCATGTACTCTACCATCTTCTCTGATAGCTTCAATCCAAGAACTGACTTGAGCAATTCTTTTTTGAAGCATGAGAAATTTTTTTATAAGTTCAGCTTCAGGAATAGTTTTAATCTCTGATAAAACTTTTTCATCAACTATTGTATGTCCTTTATCTGTTTTCTTTTTAGGTTTCCATCCCAGTAATACTAATCGTTCAGCTATTTGTTGACGTGAACCTAAATTAAATTCTTTATATTTAACCTTTGTAAAAGGAACTCCCTTTACATATCCTCTCGTTTTATTATTAGACTTAGGAATAAATTCTGTTTCTACTTTTAATGGAGGAAAAGTTTTTCTTACAATTAATTGTAGGTTATTCATATCTTCCTGAAACTTTGCCTGTAACATATGAGCACCTACAACATCTATTAAAAATCCTTTTTGATGTTGTCGTTGTATAATCTTTGCAACCTCATGCTCCAATGGAATAGACTCTCCAAAGTCTGTCATTTTTTTACAAAGAAAGTTATATAATTTTTCTGTTAAATTAACATCATTCCTACAATACTTTAACATCTCTTCACTAAATTTATCAAAGATATCAAACTCTGTTTTTTTATGATAGAGTTTTTCACCCCAATTTTTTAATGAATGACCACCTTCTATCATAGGATTAAGTAGTCTAGATAAAACTAATGTATCAGTTACTTTACAATTTTTAAATAAATCATAACCAAAGTATTTATTTAAAACTGGAATATCAAATCCAATTATATTATGTCCTATAATTTCTTTAGTTTTTTTTATAAACTCTTCAAACCTATTTAGTCTATCTTCTTTAAATTGATAATAAGTATTATTATGTTTACAAATGATGCACCAAATTTTATCGGCAGTAATAGTTGTTTCAATATCAAATATTACTTTATCAAAAATCACTTGATGTTACCTCTGCTAATCTACCAGTATCCATATCATATTTTAAATCACAACATGGTCCAGTAATACCTGAGAATCTATTCTTTAATACTCTAACCCTTGTAGTATGTCGGATTTCAGGGTCATCATTCTGTGCATCTCTCTCAAGTCCAATAACCATATCACTTAACTGACCTATAGAAGCACTCCCTCTTAGCTGTGAGAGAGACGTAGAGGCACCTTCCTCATGTCCCTTGCCATCAGGTCTCCTTAAATGTGATACTACTATCATACCAACTCCAGTCTCTTGTACAAGAGTTCTAAGTCTAGTCATGATTTCATCCAATGCTCTTCTCTCATCTCCATGAGACTGGTCTGATACTATTATACTAACATGGTCTATAATAATATATTTACAATCTAAACCTTTTGCTAAATACCTAACTCTAGAAATTATATTATCAATAGAGTTTGAACCAAAATGGTCAAACATAAATATCCTACCAGTACCCACAGTAGCATCAAAATATTTTCTTAATTCTTCTTTACCAATATGAACATCAGGTAAATGTAATCTTTGATTTGCTTCAATACTCATTATCCCTTTAGAAGTTATTACTGGAGTTTCTTCCAACATTAATAAACCAAGTTTCTCTTCTGTTTGTTTTAATAAATGATGGATTAATTCTCTAACTACTTGAGTCTTACCTAACCCACTACCTGCAGTAAAGGTAACTAATTCAGAAGTTCGTAAACCATAAGTCATTTTATTTAATCCTTCAAAAGGATACTGAACAAATGATTGTACAGCAGGTTTACTTATCTCATCAAATAAAGTATTGGCATTAATAATACCATCAGGAGCAAATCGTTTTGCATCCCAAAATGCTTTAGTATAAATCTGTATCTTATTTTTAATTAAACAATCCGAAGCATCTTTAAATTCTTCAGGGAGAGACATAATTTTACATTTCCCAGGAGAAAATAATTCAGCTACTCTAAACGCACCCTCTTTACCTTGCTCATCATTATCAAAATTAATTATAATATTTTCAAATTGTTCTAAGTATTCAAGACTACTCTTAATATCTTTAACTGCAGAAGCTACACCATGTTTAATACTTACAACTGGAGTAGTGTACTTACCTTTATCAAACATTTGATATGCTGATAAACAATCTAACTCACCTTCAGTTATTATTATAAATTTATTTTTAGAGAATAAATGTTCACCAAATAATCCTGCTTGACTTGTATTACCATCTAAACTAAATTCTTTTAATTTTGTATACCTTGTCTTGGTTGCAATTTTTGCACCTTGTCTATCGTGATAAGGATAATAATGGTTTATTATACTACCCATACTATCTAACTTAACAGTAACCCCATATTTTCTACAAGTATTTTCTGAAAGATTTCTGTCTACTATTTCTACAAAATCTGATTGAGTTGTAGAAGTATTCATTTTATATTTTTGTTTACCATTTGTTATCGGTTGTGTTTCCATATCATATTCTTTTATAAATTGCATACACGAAAAACAATAAGCCGAACTATCTGCATTAACAGATACTGCATCACTACTCTTACATAATGGACAAGGTAAGTGATACTTTACAAAGCCAGTTTTAGTTTGTTCCATGGTCGCCCTCATAATTAGTTTTCAAAAAAAAAGGAGAGCTGACTTACCACAAGCCAACTCTCCTCTAGGAGGTAGAAAATAGGAGTCATCTACTATGACTATTAATGTTGTATCAAAAATCTTCTTTGATGTCAACACCATTAGAAGATTTTTCTATATTAAAATCTTCCCTAGGAGTATATTCCACTAAGTCGAGTACCTGTACAGCTTGTAAATCTAAACCTTTGCCCTTCTTACCTTTAAAATTCCAGTCATAAGATTTATACATTACTTTTACTTTACTGCCATTACCAACTATTTTTTCAATAGGATTCTTTTCACCATCCACTAATTGTGGTTGTTGATTTTTGTCTCCATTTGCTTTTGAAACTTTTCGTTTAAATCTGATAATATTATTTACTACTTTATCATCAGCTTTAGTTTCACCAACTGAGAAACCTTTAGTTTTAAAATCTTGTGCAGTTGTATCATCTACTGCCAAATCAATTCTCCACATAGGTTCAAACTTTTCGTTTGGTCTTATTAGAGAAGCCCAGTAAGCTGTACCTTCAATTATTGCCATATGTTTTTTTCCTTTTTATTAATTGTTTATTATCTTGTATCATAATTATTCTTCCTTGTCAACGTCATCCTCATCTTTTTTTTCTAAAACTTGGTCTATCTTAGCATGGATTATCCTCTTAAAAGTGGCGTTTTTCCTAGCTTTTTCGTCTAAGTCCTTAATTTTTTTTCCCATAGTGTGAACATCTGCATTAGCTTGTTCAACCTGAATAAGTAATTGTTTTATTTTAGAATCTTTTTGAGAAACTAATTGAATTGCATCATCTTTTTCTTTAGTTAAATCTGCAATAGTATTTTTATATTCTCTAATTAAATCTCGTTCACTCATATTTTATTGACACGCCTCACACACTTCTATGCAATCACAATTAGTACATGGACACACTCCAAGCATATCAGAATGCTCTAGCACATTACAATGACAAAGACAATTACAATTTTTACATCTAGGTTTATTCATAATATTTTGAGTATATCTTTTTCCATCCTTCAGATTCTATTTCCCATTCTATATCTTCTTTACTTCTATAATTTTCAAAGTTTTTTACAACATAAAATCCATCATCAACTGTTAATACTTCAGAAATTTTAACTTCAATAATTGGAAGAGCAACCAAAACTCTTTTCTCACTTTCCAATGTGATAGGTGTTTCTAATATAAAAGTTTCATTCGCAACTTTTTTCACACTTGTTACTATTTCATATGCATGAGTTTTAATATCTTTATCAGTTGACATAAAGGTTGCAACATCTAAGCCACTATAAGTTTTAACTAAAGCATTATTATTTGCAACTAAACTTGCAGTACTTCCCACTACTGATAGCATAGCCAACTGATTACATCCAGTTAATAATAATCCAAGTATTATTGCTAAATATTTTTTCATTATAATAATCTATTTCTATTTAATTGACTAGCAAAAACATATTCTTGTCGTTTAACAACATCTAATTTTTCAAAACAATTTAAACATATCTTTGTATTTCTTTCGTGAACATACCTTCTCATAGTACCACCATTTTCATCTTTATTACAAGTCCTACAATTATCTTTAAAGTTATGACCACCATCCATCATTCCCATAATTATATTCCTGCAATTATAATATAAACTACTACACTCATTACTGTTATAATACTCACCACTCCTGCACCTGTATATATTTTATCCATTGTTCCTCCCTTAAAGTTCATAACATTTCTCTGTATATAATTCTTTAATAGGTATGACTACACACTTAGATGCTCTGTAATCTCCTATATCTTTTGTATGTGTCTTCTTATACTTAGCTACTATTTTTTTTAATCTTGATACTCTAAAAACTATCATACAATATTCTTTACCATTAAGTTCTAATACTTGAAACCACCACTTAGCTTCAGTCTTATCTATACCACTTGGCTTACCTCTAAACTCATACTCAATAGCAATATTCCCTGTCTTTCTCCACCAACTACGTTCAGTCTTAACTTCTACCTTACCACCTTTAAATAAATCAGCTACTCTTTTTTCTCTTATCTGTCCATACTTTAAATCAATATCAAATGTAGATGTTTTATTTAAATCTCCCATATATTAATGATGAAACGTACAAAGATATTGAGTTAAAAATTTATTTAGATTTTTATGTTCAAATAATTTTTTAGTATTAGCTTTAACTAATTTTTTAAAAATCTTAACAATAAAGGATGGTTCAAAATTTGAGTGGTCGCAAACCTCACAGAAGTGTGGGTCATTAACATTAAACCAAGACGTTGCATCTTGGACTATTCTTTTTCTTTGTCTACCCCATGCATGAATATCTATATCAAGGGCATCCATGACAGCTCTTACTATAACACTCCTCCATAAAAGAGCATGAGGAGTTATAGCTCTGCCTTCTCCCATTCCTGAATTCCAACTCGTAGGAATATTTTTATTAAGTATCATATTTCATTTTGTTGTCATAGTACTTGGTAATGAGTTCAGGTTTTTTATTCCTTACAATCTTTGAGTGAAACTTTCTTGTCATCAATACTTTTGCTATTGGATTTCTTGATTTTATTTTTGTAGGTTTCTTCATCAATTTCTTCCACAGTATTTCTTTCCCATTTCACTTCTTTACCAACTATACTTGAATAGGGACTCCAGTTTAAATTCTCTTTCGCCTTGTAATAATCTGTACCTGAATTATAATAATCTTCAATGCACATATCTACATTTACCCAAGATTTTTTCATAAAGAATTTATTTGCCATAGTCCTATTCCACAAAATGTTATTTAGTATAATAAACGGATTTCTCCCATCTATTTTTTATTGGGAGTACTACTATTATACTGTCCATAACACCCCTTGAGAACGGCTCTGTAAAATAAAAATTCTTCAATAAAATCAATGACTTACATACTCCTTTCAACTATAAGTTGTATTAATTAATATAGTACTTTCCTTTAATAACAAAGGGCTTAGTTTTGTATGTTCTGTCTATCTCAAGTACTCTTAAAGATAATAATTTCTTAATCATCCTACATATCACTCCTGAATTTACATCAGGAAATTCATTTCTTAATGCTTTTATCAGGTTTCTTTTCTTATATTTATCTTTATCTATTAAATGAAATAGTTCACTTTGTATTTCACCTTTAATAGATGTAGTTACTCTTGTATCATCCTTAACATAAGGAGTAATATCTATTTTATATTTCTCCAATAAGGAATTAAAATCATCTTCACTCACCCAACTAGCACACATCTGTGGCATACTTAAATGAGCCAATAACATACCAAGTTTATCAGTTTCATTACTATCATATTTATCTAGGGATGTAAACACTTTATCCTCATTAGATATATCTTTATATTTAGTAGTCTCTTTACTATACTTATGCATTAAGCTACCTCCTTTAGTATTTGTATTGCTCTAGCATGGGCAGGACATCTTTTTATATATCCCTTCCATTCCATATAACCTAACATATTAAAGACAGAAGATTTTGATTTAACATTCATATAATCTTTCATCTCCTCAAAGCTAGGCATCACTTCATTCTCTTTAAAGTAATTCTTTAAATACTTATATAACTTTAATTGTTTTTTTGTTAACATATTATTTAGGTATCATTGTTAATATACTAAACACACCAATAAAAAATATTATATAAAATAATATTAATAATAAAAATTCTTTATTCATATCTCCTTATACCATATAATTGTGGCAGAATTATGTTCTTATTTTATTATATAATCTACCAATCTCTTCATCTTTAATTTTCATATCTCTTTGATATTGGTCATTAATATCAAGAGCAATAGATAAAGAGTTTTCTAATTCCTTAACACGCTTCTGTAATGCTTTCATTTCAGGAGAGTTCATACCTATTCCCTTAACAATAGTCGTCTCTCCCTCTGCCTCTTCACGTTTCTTTTTTTCTTCACGCCACATCCAATAATATTTATCACTCATTTTTCAATCTTTAATCTTGTTTGTGCCTCATCAACTATCTCAAACAAATCAGTTAGTTTCTTTTCATTTGTAACTACTTCAATCATCCGTCTTAATCTACTATGATAATCAGTAGGATGATATTCTGTACCCTTTATTCTTAACTCTCTTTCATACTTAACCTCTGCTTGTAAGTTCTTTACCTCTTCTCTTAAATGAACAATTTCTTGAGAAAGTTTTTTTTCTTTTTCTATTTGTACAAGATATGGGTCATTCATTTTTTATCTTCACCTTTATCTTCGCCATTCCCATATGCTTTGCTTTGTTCAAACAGAAAGTATTTATATTCAGGTTCTTGAGTTAGCATTAATTCAGCATACGCATCTGCAAATTTTTTATCAGCAAATCCTCGTTCAGTATAAAAATAATCTGCACCCTTATACTTTCTCATCACTATATATTTTTTAACTTCTTCTTTTTTATCTATTCCAAACATTTATTTTTTCTCCTTATTTTTTTTGTTATGTTTACCCATATACCATTCACTAGGTTCATAATCCCACCTATGTTCTTTATGTCCTCTTATTCTAGCGTACCACATACGCAACCTAACTATTAATTTTCTTACTCTAAGTGTCATACTTTCTTATATCATATTTAAAGTTAATGTACAACTCTTTTTGTACATAAACCTTGGTCTATTAAAAACATGGCTTGTCTTCCAAACCACCCCTGTAATTTCCACGCTATCCCTGTATCTATCAGGTATTGCCATGCAATTATCTCTTCATGTAAAGTCTTGCATGGTATATAGCCCTCTGCTTTGCCTATTGCTACATGAACATCATCAATCAATTCTTTATCTAACTTTAACATTTCATACCTCTTGTAGTAATCTAATTCTATCATACTGATAAATTCTTTCTTACCATAGATAGCTTTTTTTATTTTAAACTTTTTCTTTTTATTCATCTACTTTCCTTGCTTCAAATATTTCATCTAGCAAATTTTGTATATCATCTCTAATTTTTATTAATGTACTTTCAATATCATAGCTATTCATTTTCTCACTATTCATCTTAATGAATGCTCTCCTAACATGAACATCAGGCATCTCTGCTATCTTAATATATTTATCTTTGCTCTTGCTATAATATAATTCATTACTCATTTATCTATCCTCTCTATATTCTTTTTATTAATATCAAAGCAAGTATTCATTCCATCATTACCTATCTGCCAGTCTTCTCTATCAATATCCATAGCTTTATCATGGGCATCCTGTTTGTTGTTTGCCTCAAGGTCTATGTGATACCCTTGAGTTTCATACCCCCACACTCTATACTTTTTCATTCTTCTCTCTCCATTTCTTATGTCCCTCTAACCACGTCTCACTATCTTCAGTTACATCTGTATCCACATTTCTATACTCTTCATCTATAATCTTCCATTCTTTATTAACATACTCACCCTCATTATGTTTTTCGTAAGCATCCTCCTTATCTTTAGCATCAATAAAGTTCTCTAATGTTTGCCAACCTGTTTGATGTTCTGTTATTTTATATCTCGGCATTTGTACACTCCTTAATTAATTTTTGTATATACCATTCATGTCTTGCTAGTTTAACTTCAGGTCTAGTATTATACTCTTTAAAGTATTTCTTTTTCTTTTCTATCACATCAGGTCTTTGATGGTATAGTTTATTATATTCTTTTCTATTCATCTTTTGGTATTCTAAAAAAATAGAATTCACATCTATCATTCTCATCTTCAAACGCATCTGTAAACTCCTCCTTTACTGGACACTCATTCATCCATAAATAAAATGCATCTTTATCTGTTAGATTTGTATAATCTAATACTCTTTTATCAATCATTTATCCTCCCATTCCTGTACCCAGTCTAATTTCTTTTCATAAAAATAAACTGTTGCAACAACACCTTTAGTTGCACATTTATGAATTGTTAAATCAACATCAGTAAATTCATTATCTAATCTCTTTCTTAATTCATGTTCAGTTAAATATTTCATTCATCCTCCTGTTCACTTGGTTCATAATGTTTATGATAAAGGTGTTGATTATTCTCACTCACATCTTCCTCTAAAGTATCAGCTATATCTTTATACTTTAACTCATCATAACCCATCTGTGCTATACGTTTTAAAAATTCTCCTCTTACTTGCTTACCACTTGCCATATGTTCACCATCACCCAAGTTCCCATCTGCATAATCATTATAGCATTCATTTAAAAGTCTGACAACACTATATGGTGTATCAGCCATGTCTTTAAAAGGGTATACTAAATTTCTATAATCTATAGGCATTCTTGCCTCTCTCTTTTACCTTGCATCTTGTATATAACGTGCCTATTTCTTTTGGTATCAAGTCCTGTTTTTTCATACTCAATATTTTATCAACTGCATCTTGACAAATTAAAGCTGGTATATTTAACTTCATAGTTTTTGTTATGTATATGTATTCTTTATTCTTGTTCATACTGGATTTCCTTTTAGTTTTATTTTCTTTTTCTGTGGTTTATCTTCTTTAATTATTTCTTTACCACACCAACTCTTGACGATTGCATTTGTTCTATTAACATAATCTTCACCAAGATTTTCAAAAGTTTTTGCAGTAATAAGAGTGCCTGTAAGAACACAATCATAGTAGTTATCAAAAGTAATATTATGTTGTTGAGGTTCGTTGCATAATCCTACTACTAATGAGCATACTTGCATAAACAAAGTAAACTTAATCATGTGGGTACTCCTCCTCGTTATCTCTCTCCCATACTGCCTTGTTAAAAAGTTTCTTAATCAATTCTTTATCAAGTAAGTATGGATTGTTTCCACTCACTCCTCCAAGACAAGCATATATATCTTTTAATGAAGTGTTTGTCTTTACCAAAGATACGACTTCTTCTTCGACTTCTTGTAGGGCTTGTTTGACTTTTCCCATTTCACCTCCTTTTCTATTGTTAGTCTCAATGATTTTGCTAACCCTTGAACACTCCAATGTTTATCTTTTATTAACTCTCTTATTGTCTTGTTCATATCAACCCTCCATATTCAAAATCAAACTCCAACTTTTCTTTTAACTCTTCCTCATTATAATCTTCCTCATAAAAATCTCTTATGCTATCTTCCATGACAGAAAATTCTAACTTACCCTTAATGATTTCAATAAGTAATTTTATTTCCTCATCACTAAAGTGTTGTTTGATTTGAGTTACTGTTTTCATATTACTCCTTTGTTGATACCACTATCATGTGGCAATTATAAGGCAATCTCTTGTTCATTTTAAGATAACCAAAATAATTCTGTATTAACAAGTGCGACCTATTGACACACCTTATAATGTTCTTATAATGTTTCATTGACTTCATAAAAATTCCTCTATATAAATATATATACGTCATTAGAATTATTAATACTATCATCATTACAATACCTAACAATATATATACTATCTCTTAAAGTATTTGTAATCAAACTCTTCAATCTTCCAGTTAACATTCTTTTTAAACTTACTCCTCTGTGCATAATCCAATGCATCTTTATATAAAGAAAAGATTTCATTAGTATATATTCTAAATCTATGATTATCTTTTATTAAAATTATATACATTATATTTTCTGTGGTGTCAACTCGATATCAAATAATTTACTTAAAAGAAACATATCACTTCTCGTTAAAACTTTCTTTGTATGTCCTTTAAGTTTCACTAAAGTTTCTGACATTTCACACATTGGATAAAAGAAATCTTGTCCATGTTTTGTTCTCTTATCAACCACTATCTTTACTTGATGTTCACTCATTGTACCTCCATTGTTCTCTTATTGTTCTCATAATACAACCACATCATCTTTTGGTTTGGTATCATGTATAACTATATCCAACAAAGTATCTACCCTGTTAGATAAATCTGTTAAGTCTTCAAAGATTATTTTTTCTTTTGTTAATGATTTCTTTTTTAATCTAAAAATAATCTCATCAATTTTTTTTAATTTAAGTTTTAATTTATTATAACTTTTTATTTTTCTTTGTGTGTTCATGTGGTTGTTCTTGTATCCTCCAACTGTTTATGCAACTCTTCAAATTGTTTTGCCCATTTGTTTAGAGTTAATGTGTTTGAATAGTCAGCAACTATATCCTCATCTGTATCATTATAAGGTATAAACCAAGCCCAACCTATTTGTCTCTCATCTTTTTGATACACTATGATTTCAGTTTCATAATCTTTAATTGCTTTTCTTATGTCTTCATAGTCTTTTGAATATTCAACTGGAAATTCTCCAGTTTCTTTAGCATAGACACTTATACTCCACTCTGGTTTTTCTTTTAATATATATTGTACCATATTAAAATGTCCTTGCTTATACTCAACTGCTTTTGTTATGTCTTCTACTTGCATTTATCCTCCTAGTTTTTTCTTCCTACCCATTGGTAAGTCTTGTTTAGTAATTAACCACTCGCCCTTTTTATTTATGTGATGGACAAGTACCACTTTTAAATTAGGATGCTTTGATTGAAAAGATTTAACTGCTTTTTTATAGCCAAGACTTTCAATCTCTTCAAAGTTTCCATCCTCTAATTTAAACTTATATATTCTTTTCTTACTCATGTACTTCCTCTCCTTTTTTATTAAAAGATTTTTCTAAATTTGGTACATGAAGTATACCATTCTCTTTTAAAAAAGTCAACATATCTTTAAACCAATCATCATTAATCTTATGTTGAGTATTGGTCAACCCTTTATAATATTTCTTACTCCAACTCATCTGCTACTCCATGCTATTATTATTAAACCAACAACAAACAATATTAAATAATCTAGTGTTGGACTTGGTGTAAATAAAAAGATATTATCCATTTAGTTTATCTCTTCTAGATAAAGCATCAACCCTATCTTGATGTTCATATTTTTCTATAAACTTATTAAAAAAATTATAGAAAAAATATACTATTCTTTTTGTCATTAGTCCTCCTTTATTGTTTTTATTTGAACATCAAATCTACACTTATCATATTCAAATGCTAAATCAACTCCACCAAAACCAGTACCACCATCAGTTACTTTCAAACCTTTAATGTTTTTTTCTAGTACTCGTTCTATCTTATGACGTAAATCTAAAAATTTAATTATGTCATAATCTTTACCAACGTCTACTCCAAACTCTAACTCTTTAGCCATTAGTCCTCCTTACCATATTTAATTTCTTCAATACCAATCTTACCATGTGTATCTATGGTATGCTTAATATCAAAGTCTTCATCTTCATCATGTTTAATCTCTTCAAACCACTCATTATATTTTGAGAGATTTTTAACATAATTATTTTTAAAATATTCATCAGCCATATTTTACTCCTATCATATAATTGTGTCAGAATTAAGGCACATTATATATTTATTTTCTTTTACTATTCTGAAAGTCAATCGCCTCATCAACTCCCTTTATTCCTAAATAGCTTAACAAAGCTATGATAAGAATTCCTACTCCTAAAAATATGTATTCCATATTTACCATCCTCTCGTTGCTTGTAGTTCTTGCCTTGCTTGTGTGTTTATCTTACACCTTTTACAATGGCAATTCTCATTGTACTCATACTTACTATTATCAAGTTTCATAAAACCCATATCAATTAATTCTTTTATTGATGGCTCTTCTGCAAACTCATGAATAGTTTGTTCTTTTTTAAACATATTCAACTCCTAGTTGTTAGTTTATATTAAGTTGTCGTTAGCATATTTAGATAGCTTTTTTGTGCTATCAAATATATTATTTGTTGACTTCAATTCTTTATTAAAAAGATTTTTAAATGTTTCATCTTCTAATAATAAAGGTAGTGAAGCTGTTGTATCTGCTTCAATTTGTGAAGCAAGTATATTATACTTAAGTTCCATATTCAACCTCCAGTTGTATTATTATTCATCACATAAACAAGCTTTGTTATATTGTAATGGTTGTATCATGCTACCTATATTTTTATACCCAGTTTGATTATAATTTTTATAGAAATCAAATATACTCGTATAGGTTGTATTAGCTGTTACTACTCTTAAAGTGCTGTAATGTTTATAGAGTTCTTTAAAAAAATCTCTAAATCCATGCCAACAAATTGCATTTACTTTTCTAGGTGTACCATTTTTATTATTATAAAAACCAGTTCTTTGATAGTTTTTATTTTCTTTTTTCTTTACTAGCTTAACTCTATAACAGTTTGAAGATATAGAATTAAAATCAATTTCAATATTTAATCTTGATTTTATTTCTTTTAGTGTATCTTCAAAGTCAGTTATATTTTTTGTATTATATATTTTCATATAACCACCTTTTACAATTATTATTTTTATACCATAGCATAGAATTGTGGCTATATTATGGCATATTATATTATTTATTTAATATAATTCTATTTGTAATATCTAATAATTTGATGCTCTAAATCTTTTAATATTGCTTTTATTTCAATATCATCACTAAATATATTATGTAGTGTTTCAATTGATTTTTCAGCATATTCAAAATCTAATTCATTAAAGTATTGATTTATTTTATATGTATAATTTTTATTCATACTAGCTTAACGAATAATTTTAAAAATATTCCCTTTATATTTCTAATATTCTAGGTTTATTATTTATTACTATTGCAACTGCAAGTTGTTTAGTTAACTTGCCAAATTTAATTGCATGGTTTATAAATAATTTTGTTTGATTTCTTTTAATATATATTTGATATATATTCAAGTTATCATAATATAATTTATTTTTATTCAACCATTTTCCCTTACCAGTATAGGTTGTAAGCCCTCCAAATTTCTTACAGGTTTCAACCTCCAGTTGATTTAATGCTCTTCTCGTTGACTTGCCCTTGTTATCAAATTTAGGCAAGTTTAATTGTGCTTGTATCATTTAACCTCCATTTGTTTATTTACTTTTTTAAAAACATTTAAAAGAATATTAAATTGTCTTTGATTAAGCTCTTTAATATCTTTTGAATATTGTTTCAAGTCTTTGTCTTTTTGCATATCCTTAACAAGTCTTTTTTGTATTTCTTTATTAGTCATTTTTTTATTCTCCATTTTATTTTATCTTATGCTCATACTTTTAAATCAAAGTCAAGTATTATTTTTAATTATATTTATTATAATACTTCTTAAATATCTCAATTGATTTGACTTTATTAGCTACAACGTCAGGTTGTACTGCACTCATTATAGGGCAACCCTTAACATGATTGCAACCATAGATTGCATGAAGCAACTCGTGATATACTACACTTCTTAATTCATTACTTCCATTGTTTATAGCTTCTTGTGTTATCCATATTATATTGTCTTTTAACCTTGCTTTACCAAGTACATTACATTTTTTAGATGTTCCAATTCTTACATCTATTCTTGGTAGTTTAAAGCCTTCATTTTTTAATTCATAAATGAAGTCTAAAACTTTACGTCTATTTTTATAAACTTCATCATTCATTTTGAAATTTATAAATCTTTTAGTAGTCTTTACTTTTCTACTCATTCAACCTCCAGTTGTTTATTTACTTACTTACTTGCTTGCTTACTTACTTACTTATTATCTACCACCAAGTGAATTTCTTAACTTGTCATTTGGTACACCACGTTCAATTGTACTCGAATTTGATGCAGGTCTATAATTTGGACTTTCAAAATTTTTATTATTTTTAAAGTCCTGTTCACGATTTAATAAAACTCTTAATTTGTATTGTTCAACCAATGTGAAATATTTGGTTGACTGCCAAGCTTTATTAAAATTTTTTTTATTTTTTTGCATAAGCTCAAAGAACATATAAATGTGTCGAAATTGTGTTCATTTAGAAATAAATATTTGTCTTTGTTTTGACACAATTACAGAATGCCACACGCCTTATTTTAGCC